TTATAAGTCATCAATGTTGACCTCAATGACGCGTTCATTCGCACGCTCATCGATAATACGACCGAGTTCTTCATCCTCAAGAATATCCATAAGATGAGCATAAAGTGCCGGAGGCACACAGTAAAAAGCCGGTTCATTACGGTTAAGAATGGCAACTGGAGCGCCCTCTCCGGCATTGAAAGTTCCCATTGGATCACGTTTCAGTTCTGTAATGCTTGCTGCAGTAGTCGTTAAAATTTGAAATGCCATAATTTACCTCCTGGTTGATGACTAAATATAGCACCTTTAATAGTACTAATAAAAGCATCCTTCACGAAGGGGATTCAGCTCCAGCCCGGTCAGTGATGCGGGCAGCTGACGGTTTTTTCAAGGCTAATTTCAGATGTCCAGAACCTAACTTGTGACCACTGAAACCGGCGTTAATAACTCGCCAACCCTTATCAAGCGTGATGTAACAACCGAAGTCAGCCTTGCAGATGGTGATATTATTTTACTTGGTGGCCTTGCTGAACAGTCGGATGGATTATTCTGGCCTCTGACGTGTCGCAGATTGCATATCGTACAGGCAGGGATTACAACCGTATTGCCAGAGGAAGCGATAAAATATGGTAAGTGATGCTCTTGAACAGCGGATTTATGAACTGGTAAGAAGCCATGATGGAATTTACCTCTTTAAGAAAAAAGAACTGACACCGTCAACAGATTTGGATTCAGATTTACGGTTGGAAGATGATGAAGCACTGGCATTGATGGATGATTTTTTTACGACATTCAATGTAGATAAAGGGAATTTCTCGATCACAACATACTATCCGCCAGAACCACCGCTAAAGCATTTGCTTAATCCGTTTCGCAAAAACGATATTCCTCAGGTGCCGGAGTTCACGATAGGTATGCTCATTGCGTCTGCCAGGTCTGGTCGCTGGTTGTATGACTGATTCACGCTGGGGGGCTGCTTTTCGCCCTCTGCTATTCTAATGCGCATAATGTATATTATGTTAAATGGTGGGCGGAAACACGTAAGCCGCTTGTAATCTACGTTAAGACGGAGAAAACCTTCTCTCCCATGCCTTTTATCGTATATGTAGTTCACTTCTAATGCAACTACAAACAAGCGACCAACATCACACACCCACCCTTTTCATTTCATCATCCCTTTTATCAAGCACATACGGGCATTAATTGATCCGTTTCGATCACTCAACAGATCGCGTTACCGCTTCATATGTCCGTTCGCAGACTCTCCCGGCGCTTGCTGCTGCATCAGCATACTTAGCGATTTCTCCCGCGCGGCGGTCAGACTCTTCGTACAGGTCGGCAAACAAACTTGCGGTCTCGGCGGCTGTCTGCCTTCTGGCGGCATCTGCGGAAACGCGGCTTGTCTCACTGGCTGCGAGTTCACGCCTGATACTGGCAATCTTTCTGCGCAACCTGTCAGCAGCATCATTAGCAGTAATGGCATCAGCCAGGGCTTTTTGTTTTTCCTGTTCAGCATGATTGATAATTTCCTGTGTTTTTTTCTGACGACGCAATTCTTCATTACGCTGTTTCTTTTCTTGCTCCAGTTGTGCAGATTTATCAGCAATGTCTCGCTCAGACCATTTCTGTTTCCAGTCTTTTCGCTCCGATTGTGAACCAGTTTCATAACCTCGTTGATAAATCACATAACCCGTGCCACACAAGATCGACGCAACCAAAAAAACAGCTATCACCGTGTATCCGGTTTTCATTTGTCTAAACCCCAGCATGTTAATTCAGATTCCTGGTCTCGCCTGATGACCTGACCAAAGCAATTATTTTCACGGATACGACAATCACGACCAGCATCATGAACCCAACGTTTTATTTCGGCACATGCCCCAAGTCTATCCCCGGCATTTAGCTTTTTATAAAACGTCGATGTAAAACACTTACCGGGGCCAATATTCCACGGACAAAACGAAGCAATACCAACTTTCTGCGGTTCTGTTAATGGCACATGAACATTTTTATCAACCCATGCCAGTGCTTTAGCCTGTTCAGCCCTGTCTATTTTGTCGCACTGTTCACGCGTTAATTTCATTCCTTTGATTACCGGCTTTCCATCAACATAAGTCACACCACCGCAAATAGTCCAGATTCCCCGGCTTTTGTCCTGGTATGCTACAAGGCTGGTGCCTTCTTTTTCATGCTGAAATTGAGCCATTATTACCGGGGCACTGGCCCCGGCTGCAATAAGAGCCAGCATAGCCACACTAAGTTTGCTTTTATTCACAATTGATATTCCTGGATGTTGAACGTAAAAACTTTTTGTGCTCGTAATACCAGTTGACAAAAAAAGTCCCTATGGTGCAAAAAATACCCGTTAATACCGCCCATTCATTCAGTGATAACATTGCCATTGCGACAGTAATCACCCCTACACGATATTTAATCCAGTCCCAAAACTTAAATACACCCAATGCTAGAGCCATCAATAAAACTGCTACAACGGCTAATTTTCCAGATGGTAATGCTGCCTTAATTTGTTTAACAATCCTCACTTATTCACTCTCCACTTCGTCATAAAAGAAAAGTCCAAAGCCACCAGCAAAAGCATTCACATCGCCAAAGGGCTCATTAGGGCGTAAACGAGCAACACCAACAGCACCAGCACCGGCATAACCCGGCATTTTCCCGCTGAGTTTGTGCCATACTCCCGGACGCAAGCATATTTGTGACAGTGTAACTGTCATGTCTGCATCTGAAATTTCCAGCCACCATAGCTTTGTGGTGGTAGCAAAGAACAAACGCATGTTTAAAACCACGCCATTTAATGAGGATGTAAATTCCTGGTCTGCGATGGATGGTATGATGTTGATTTCATAGTAAGCAGGTTGCATCACAAGCCCCCAAATACACGCCGCATCTTCTCAAGTGCATAAATTTTTTGAGGTTCTTTTTTTTCATTGACTGGTGTCGCACTTTTCTTGCCAGCGGCTATTGTCCCCTTCCCTGCCGGATTGGAAGTTTTTGCCTGTGCTGATTTATTGCGCGAACGCTGGAAGGTAACTGTTTCGACTTTTTGTGCGGTGAGTTTGATGTTGTAGCAATTCTTCTTAGGTACAGCTTCTATGCTAAGCGATTGAATGACGCTTTGCGGCATCGCCATAAATGATGTGTATACCGAAACAAATTCCTTGAGTTCGTATGCCGCCATGATTTGCTGTGCCTGATTCATGGCCAGAATCATGTTCTGATTCGTGTAGAGAAACCCATATGTGTACGGAAAATCAGCGCCAGTAATGATGCCCTCGAATGTCACAATCTTTGGATCGTCTACTGTGCCATCAGAAATTTTATAGCCTGTTTCTATTTTCCCCTGGGCTATGGTGCGCTTGGCTTCAAATCCCTCTCTGGTTTTTAATCTTAGTGACACTGTAACGCCGGATTCAAACACTATCACTGCGCGTTGGTCTCGCGGTGCCGTAATCGCCCCATCCATACCGTCAGCCATGAAAACCCCATAAAAAAATCCCCTACGTGGAGGGGATTTTCACACCTTATCGGCGCGGGTTACATGGTGTGACCGCTGGCGGCTACTCTGCTTTTTTCGCCTCTATTTCTTCACAGATTCGGCGTAGATACTCGTTGTTTTTGAACGTGACCATGACAAACTCAAATGGTACTCGCATAACGATAGCGGCAATTATCCAGCCAATCATTTGCATACCATTTGTACCGCCTGTCTTAACTGCCATAACGATACAAAATATGACCAGCAACAGATAGACAATTGATAGTATTTTTGGTGTTATCAATTGGTCAAACTTAAAAAAATCCATGTCATCACCTACAATGCTCCAGTTGATTCAGCTATGTTACCAGATAAACCATTGTAGATCGCACCTGGATTATCTAAATTATTTACAGTTTCAGCGGCTTCTTTCGCACTGCCTACATGAATATGAGTTTCCCTATTCCCGCTATTATTATTGTTAACAATTGTACCTGCTTTTGATGTTTCCATTAGTTCTTCTGATGAATTTACGTTATCTTCACCTAAGAACATGTTGAGAAAGTTCTCTACACCATTAAGTGGGTTAAAGTCATTCCCCCTTTCTTTTAAGAAATCACCAGCATTTCCAAATAAGTTGTAGAAGTTAAATAATTCGCTAAAAGTGCTTTTTTGAACAGGAACATTATCACTACTACTGCCATCGTTATTTACATTATTAGCCGCTTCATCTGATGCGCCACTTAATGCCCTAAGCATTTTCATTATTGCAGGGTAACGCTTCTCGAAAGCATCAAAACTACCAAACAGACTATCAAAAATTGTCCCGCCTTCCCCATTCAGCCAGGCTTTCCATTCTACAAACGCCTCATAAACTATCCATACCGCTGCACCAATGGCAAGGAAAGGCCAAAGAGCCGCCATTACAGGAATAGCCAATGCAGTAAATGCTGCACCTACAGCGCCAAGAATGCCAATGAGTATGGCGGTTTTACTTTCATCAGCTAAGGTAGACCAAAACTCCGCAACTTCTTTTTCAGCGCTACGAGCCAACGGGATAAGCGTATTAGCCGCCCAATCCGTAAATTTTTGCCACTCGCCGCCGATGGTTGCCTGAGCTAAGAATGCTTGCCAGTCGTTTTTCATGACTGTCATTGTCTGCCCCCACGTCCAGCCCTGTTTTTTCAGTAAATCAAGGTTAGTTGCAGCCATTTTTTGAAACGCTTTAATCATTATCTCTGACGTTAATTTCCCTGCCTGCGACATTTCCCGCAAGCCTTTAACATCAGTGCCGAATGCCTCAGCTACTTTCGGTGCCATTGTCCCTATTGCTTCCATAAACGAGCGAAACTCATCGCCACCGAAGCGGTCAGAAGAGAATGCCTGCCCCATCTGATACAACGCGTCATTGATTGTGTGAGTTTCTGCTCCGCCAAGCTGGAGAGCACCTACAAGCCCCTGAGTAGCCTTTATCGTCTCTTCCTGTGATAAACCTAGCTTTTGGGTAGCTGTCGCCATGTTGGTATAGGTGGATATAAACGCCCCGCTATCGCTTTTAACATCACTTGCCGCTGCGTTAAGAGCAAAAAAAGCATCTTTTGCGTCTCCGGTAGTCTGAGCCAGACGCGCAATTTGAGCCTGTTGGCGCTGGATAGAGTCAAGGCTTTCTGCCAGCGCATTACCTGCCGCAATGATGCCAGCCGTTAGCCCCGCTCCCGCCAGCATGTTATCTACGCCAAACGGGTTACGAGTCGCTTTCTCAACACCTTCTGCAACAGGTTTCTTTTTTGCCTCCAGTGGTTCACCAGAAAAGCGAGATGGAGAAAAGTCCATATCCGCAAACGGGCCACGCCTTAGTGATTGTGGGTCAAGCAGCCCACCAGCACGACCAGCAGACCAGCCAGAAGCGCCCGAAGGTGGGACGTTGAAGCCACCGCCAGAGCGACCGGTTCCGGGTGGCGGAAGAAAACCGCCAAACTCGTTATTATGCGGCAGTCGGTAGAGATTGCTGGCAGGAATGCTTATTTTTTCTGTAATGCCGCTTGCCGTTCCCTCTACGGCTGCGCGAGCGACCTTCTGAGCCTCTTTTCTTACTGTATCTGCTAACGGCGTCCTGCTAACCAGATTTGCGCCTGTAGCGGCTATTGTAGCCACTGCTGCCGTTGTTGCTGCCGATGGCATGCTGGCGGTGCTGGTTGGCGCGTATGGGCTGGCAGGTTTCAGGTTGTTAACGCGCTTAATAGCGGCGTCAAGCTGGTTCACTTTGGCAATTGCTCGCTCTATGGCTGCATCAAAGCTGTTTAATCCCTCCAGTTCGGGGATTACATCAATTTTCGTTACGAGATCGGCTGACTGGTCTGTCATTTTTTCACCTTACTAAGCGCGTGCTGAACCGCGTTATCAAACTGGATAACGGCGGAAGCTCTCATAATGGAATCGAAAGAGGCGCGGCCTGATACAACATCGCCGTATCTAATCAGGCCGCTTTCAATCACTCGCCAGATGACGAGTTCTGTACGGACGGTTCGGTCAAGGTTTTCAGCAAGGCGTTGAACAGTTGCCGCATGGCTCCCTGCATTGTTGCCGCTGTGTCCAGTCCAATATTTTTTTTTAACCCTGCTGTTACCGGAAGAATGGACAATTTCAGGCACTCAAGCGCCACCAGATAGACATCAGCTATATTCGCTGCGGTGAAATTGGTGTTCACTGCATCCCAGGAATCCAGAAACTCGCCGTTATCCACCAGTTGGGCGCGGGATTTCGAAAGTAGCGTAAACAACAACTCGTCGTGGTCTTCACGATTGAGCATTCCGAAGATTTTCGACGACATGGACAGGATGCTTTCAACCTGGCTGATACCATGCTTCGCCAGAATCTCAGCCACACGCAGGTTGAAGTGAATAGCATCAAAGGCACTCATGCGAATGATGCAGTATTTTTTGCCGTTAATTTCAACGTGTTTAATTGAATCATCCATTGGTTAAATTCACCCCAAGAATCGTTGAATCAAGCTCACCCGTCAGGAGTTTCCATTCCAGCGTTTGCGCTCCTGCGCCGTTATTTGCACCATCAGACGGCTGACGGGCAAACATCGCATAGCCCAGCCGGTGCACGGAGAGATTGCGCGTATTGGTTACGGTTACAGGGATAACGGCCTTTGTTTTTTGCATCAGCGCCAGCGCGGTATTTACCGGGGAGTTACGCTGTGTGGTGAATGTTACTGAGCCTTCCTCGCTAGGATTCTCAATAAATGACCAGTCACCGCCAATGCCAGATGAAACAGTAATCTGGTCATCCGGCACTTCAACAATGATATTGCTGTCTTTCGCCAGGCCAATTACCGGGACAACGCCTACGGTAATCAGCCAGTCTTTTGAGGACATATTGCCTAAGTACATAATTAAATTCCGTAAGTCATTGCCGAACCAATAGCATCAACATGCTTAATGGCATAGCGAAGATAAAATTTGAATTTAACGGTCAGATCGCCTTTGATACGTTGAGTCGCGCTGACTTCTGCCATTGTTGGGCGGACTACTTCAAAACCACGAATCAGATCGCCATTTTCATCAGTGAAATTCTCAATGATTCCGCCTGCTGTCTGACCTGCTTTAAGTGAACTTTCCATTTTATTGCAAACGACCTCATAGCCCGGCATGTCGTGACCAATCTTGTTTCGGTTCACAAACAGAGTGGCAAGGTCTTTTTGCATACGGTCAGCCTGCCAGTAGCAGAAGCGAACCACTTCGATAGATTCGCCGTCACCACATGTACCCGGATACGTTACCGTTATGCCGGAACCATAATCTTCAAAGGTGTTACCGTTGAGCGCCTTAATTTTCTGGTAGTCAGTTTCTGTAAAATCATCAGACTGAGCGGCGTTAAGAGTTTTAAGCGCCCATGTTTCTGAGCCCGGTTGCATTACCAGACAACGACCGGCCAGCGCCGCATCAAGGAAGTTCTTTTCCCGTTTGGTGGACACGGCAAATGAGCCAGCCATATTTTTGTCATGAATATATTTGGTTATGCTGTCCGTCGCCCATGTTGGCGATGAATAGTCATCAATAAAAACTGCCATTTTATCAATCTGCGATTCAGTCCAGTCAGCAATTGCTTTCTGAATCGAAAGGTCGCGCGATGTGGTCATGGACATAAAGAACCTGTTGTACTGGTTCTTTATGGCGGCAATAGCCTGGCTAACTGCCGCCGACAGTACGACAGATGATTTGTGAACGACTTCTGCTCCTTCCAGATAAACAATGCGCCCATCTACAAGAAACTGACCTTTTGCGCCTGAATCGGCAACTATATCCGCTGTTGCACCGGTACTTCCTGACCACGCTGTGCCATTAAATTTAGCGTAGCGATATTCACTACCTTTGACATAGCCAATGGTGGCTTTTGTCGCCGCAGGAGCCCCGGCAACCGGGACACCAGTTAACCGAATCATTGTTTTACTGTAGGCTGCTGAAAAATCCCCTACAACGAGGGTATCAGGTGATGGACTTTGCGAAAAATACGCCTGAACCGCCAGCAGGTTATCACCACTCATGCCATCAGAAGCCGCATCATCAGCACTGGTGTAGACCCGGTACAGGTCATTAAAATTTTCTATTTTGGCGCTTTCATAGGTCGAATATTTCAAACCAAAAAACGCCGCTCCCGGCGCAAGGATAATCCCCACCCCGAATACGCCATATTGGGCGGCGGTTGTTTGCCGTCCAATTTTTACACTAAAAAGCCTGCTTAAATTCGCCATTTATGCACCCTTGATATGGAACGTTACTTCGTTCGCTTTCACCGTTGCGCTATCAATCCAGCGCTCTTTTTTGTAGTGCTGGAAAACAAATTGCAGGGATAATGTCACCTGCGACATTTGCTGATAAACGAGGTTATCAATTAGAGGTGAGCTATTCTCGAAATCGCCTGAGCGGTCAATCACGCAGTTGTTATCAAACTGCCAGAATTCCCCCTCAGTTGAATCGACCTCATAAAGAAAGTGTTCTAAAAATGCCTGAGCGTCGTCTGATGAGCGAATCACAATAATCTGTGCAGAGCAGTTATAGTGATATACCCGATAGTCACCGTCCCATGTTTTGGCGAACGGTTGCGACTCCCGCGTTGACGAAAGCAAATGAATCGCGGTGAATGGTTCTTCGGGCTCAGGTAGCTTTTGCTGCGCGTATACGGGGTTATCCCCCGTTAGTTCAATAAGTGCCTGTCGCACCCTGACCATTGCCAGATAAGGCGCACCGCTTAGTATTAGTGGTTTTGTCTGTGTATCCGAAACTTTTAGCGTCCCTGCCGGGAATTTGACCACATCTCCAGTATCAAGGCGGAAATCTGCCGGAATGGTAATGCTCTTACCATTGCTATCATCCAGCGTGACCGAAATAATGAAAGACGGGTTTCGTCCGTTATATGGTGTAAATAAAATATCTTTGATGTTTCCGCCTGGTGTGAAAGTTGCTTTTTCTTCCCGATAATCTGGATATTCAACTTCCCCCGAAACGGTCATTAATTTAACCGTATATACAGTCATTACCCCACCAGCGCTAATGCGTCCTTTTCTTTCATTCCAAATAAAAGGTATTCATAGTGGTTAATAATTCCGTTCTGCCATTCCTGACGCTGTACCACTTCATAATATTTGCCTGCACAATGCACGATAGCGCCGTTATGCTCTCCTTCCTCGGTTACTGCTAAATCGGCTTCCCCGATTGCCTCCATGTAATCCTGCGGTTTACGTAACGCAAGATAGATCCTGAATGAGCTACCGCCGTCTACTGGCTGCATACTGAGGAATGCTGTTTTCTGTTCTGAATATGCCTGACGAACCATGCCACCCACAATTTCAATGGGGAGTGGTTGCCAGTATTGGATTAATCGTCTCATGAAAAAGCCCTGTAATTGACTGTCTGGATGAGTACCCCGCTGTGTATCAGCGGTTTAGTGCTCCTTTTCCTGGAGATGGTGATATCTGAGTTAGGTTTGTATAGTGCGGAGTCAGCTATAGTCTTGCGGGTAATAGACACGGCTTTAGCGCCGATTCTGGCTATAGCTTGCTGAGGTGTCATTCTTCCAAGCGCTACGTCACGTAAAATATCTCTGTACTCGTTTGACCTCATCCAGTCGGCAATGCGGTCTGATGCAAATCTCATAAACGGACGTTCAGGTATTAATTCCCAGCCCATCGCGTTTTTAGTACCAAAGTTATTCCATGCCCCATAAAGCGCCACATCAACGCCGTTATTGGTTTTTCCCCGGTGAATACCAACAGTAAGTTTTACGCCTGCCAATCCCTTGATTCGCTGGCGTAAAACCCGGTCAAAACCCTTTGTATCTAACGTTGCACCGCCACGCATAGATCAAACTCCGAATTCATTTTTAAAAATCTGGAATATTCATCTGTGAAAGCGCACTTTAGCCATTTTTTCACTGTGTGCGCTCAGGCTGGCCAATCGCATTTATCAGGATAATATTCTGCTAATCGGCATGACCGACGAGAATACAACCACCAGACAATGAGCCTATAGCGTCTGAGAATTCCTCACCCCACGTTGTACCCTGCCATCCTGCTTTTTGCGCTGAGTCAGTAAAGGTCACAGAAACCTTACCTTCGCGTCTGCTTGCCACCCCGCGAACACTGGCGCTCAACCCTTCTACCGCTATCGGGGCCAGATTAGCGGCAACATACAACGCTTTCAGGCGCTCGATGTCATAACCGTAACCTGCTGCGGCTCGAAGGTCGTAGAGCCGCTCACATTGAGAAGAAAGGGCGCTAATAGCGCCCTCATCAAGTGATACCCCCGGTAGCAGAATGGCGAGCCAATCATTTACCGTCATGCTATGTCCTTATTCGTCGTCTGATGCAACTACGCCGTCATGCTCTTTATTGAGCTTTCTGGCTTCTGCGGCTGAAACTTGTTTCAGGCATCCTTCGTCAAGAAACTGTTTAACACCGCCGATTTGCAGCGTTGCCATATCAACTTCCACTGCCGCAAGTGGAGCAATGGAGATAGTGATAACAGTGCCTTCACTGTTTTTTGCCCCGATATGAATCGGCGCTTGAGTTGTGTTGGTCAGAAAAGCTTTTTCTTTTTCAGCCATGACTTACATCACCTTAGAGGATTTAGCAGCAGCCAGCGGCGCACGGACGATTACACCAGCGGAGCGCGACAGGCACGGAATAGACAGATCAAGCCCACTACGCTGAACAGGCAACTGACGGAACAGCACAGGAGTAGCCTGGGCGAAGTGGCGACGGTTGTTCGCCAGTGCGATACAAATACCGTCATCATCCAGATCGGAGTTTTTGCGGAAAGTCACTTCCGGGTAGGATGAGCGAAGGAATGACAGAACAGTGCCTAACGTCCCACTCAGACGAAGCCCCTGAATTCGCGCCCATGCCTTAGACGGCATATGAAATTCATTCACTTCGTAGATTTTTGTAGTGTTAACGGCTGCGATAATCGCTGAAACATCGTCGCAAATTTTATCACCGTCAGCAGTCGCCCATCCACCGGCTACCGCAACTCGCGGGATATTGGGATGCTCAATGAATCCAACAATCTGATATTCTTTGTTACCGCGCCATAACAGGTTAGAAACTGTGCGCTCATGCGCTTCGCGGGTATTCAGCGCCAGCATGTTATCAAGCGGCGTACCTGACATTGCCGCTGCCATAACGTCGCTATAGGTATATCCATAACCCAACCCAATATCGTACATAAGGGCGAAGTATTCCCGGCCTTTGGCACTCATCATTGGCATATCAGTACCAAATGCTGCCATGATTTTCGCCATACCCTCAGCCGAGTACATGCGATATCCCGCCCATTTTGCGCCCTCATTAATCCCCGGCTCCTGTTGGAACATGGTTAATGCAACGGGCGCTGGCATTTCTTCCATGTATACATCCTTCGACATGGAAATCAGGTCGCGGGCAAAAATTAGCCCTTGCTCGTCGGTGTTGACTCCCGGCATTGCGCCAGTTACCTGAGCTTCGGTAAAAAGCTGCGCCATCAACGCGGCCAGATATTTTTCATTCATATTTCGGAGGTTCCCTGTTAGCTAACAGTAATTACAGCGGTGTCAGTGAAACCACCGTCTTCGGTTCGTACCGTAATTGTTGCGGTCTGCCCGGTTGTAGTCCCTGCTTTAACAGTGACAAGGCCCGCAGCATCCACAGTTGCGACATTTGCATTACTGGTCTGATAAGTTACCGTTTTATTTGTCGCACCTGATGGCGTAATGGTTGGCGTCAGTTGCTGAGTACCACCAGCGGCTTTAGATGCGGTTTTTGGTGATACTGAAACACCAGTTACAGGCGTATCATGCGGAAAGCCCGTGCTCAGCAACTCACCATCAACAACCATCACAATTGCTGTACCGCCGCGCTGAGTGTTTGATTCGAAGCGAAAACGACTTTTATCGCCTGAACTGGCAACACCCCATTCCATATATCCGGTAGTGGTGTTACGGCCTTTTGGAATAGCCAAATCACCCACTTTAGGCGATTCGCCAGATTTGACAGCTACGCGAATAGGCCCGTTTTCAACGATACCAACCGGACAGTTGATAGTGACAACGCCGATACGCGTGTTACTGCCAAATCCCGGCATTGCAGGCATGTTTGAATGCGCCGCAACTGCAATACCAATTGCATCAGTAACATCACCACCGTCATGCAGCGCTACGCAGGTAGAATCGTTACCTGACGTGAGCCTGACGGCATCACCGGGCGCGACTTCACCACCAGCGCGGCGGGAAGTAACACGTGCAGAGGAACGGAAAGACGGCAGGACAGCTAAATCACCGGGCGAACCGGCGTCAAAATCACTTTTAATTGTGGTCTGCATTATTTTCCGCCCTCTTTTTTGCCAAACATCCGGGACTGGTAATCACTGTGCGCGTCACTTTTGATACCGTTTAACCCATCGTTGTTAATGCGCGGATCGCGCGGTTTCTGCTCAAATTTTTTACCACAAGAAACCAGCGCCATAGACAAAGCAACATCAACCTGTTCATCGCTCCAGCTATCCATATTTACTTCCGGGTTTGCCTTGCGAATGATGGCCTGTTTAACCAGATTAATATCGCCCAGACTATCGATATTGATGTTCAGACGCCTGGCTGTTTCTTTAAGCTGATGCTCCTGACGACCATCAGCAACGCCGCGCTCGTAGGCTTCGTTGCTGGCAGAGTCCATATTTACAAGGCGGTTATTTGCTTTAAGCAGTTCACCGCGAGCAGTACTAAGGTCACTGGTGAGCATTTTTTTATCCGCTTCCAGTTCTTCGATTTTTGCTAACGCCTCTTCTAATTCCATCGGTTCACCGTCCAGATTGAATGTTGCTGTCTTTACCCGTGGGTTACGTACAATGCTCAGGTGGTTGTAGTTAATCCCCTTTTGCACTGTGTCAAATTCCTGCCCGTCAGGTGCTCGCCCTGTTTGTTTGGGTTTATCGTCACACTGGTATCCAGCCGACGCCCCGCGTAAACTTTTATCCTGCTGAATCAGACGTATGGATCTCTCATCCTGAATCAGCGCACGGGCTATCAACTCATCACCCTGACGCATCACGGCAGTTACCACACCAGCAGCAACAGCCCGGTAATTTTTAGAAGTCACCAGACCGTTACGAGGATGTGACACCGTAACAGGCTTGCCGATTAAGGTATTCATAGAGTCCTGGTTAAACAATTCATCGGCTGAGCGGTACTCTTTCGCCGTGAATGCATCACCGCGTCTGCGGTCATAAACCAGTACGCCCGGACGGGCTACAGGGATATCAATCTGGAGATAACCTTCCGGGGTTATCTCCCATTGCTTTATGGCGTCAACGTTGACCTGTGTTTCTTGCAGCAATTTCTTTCTCCGCTTCTTCCACATCCGACGCAGAGAACAACCATTCAGGAAAACAGCGGCAACCATTAGGCTGGCCCGGATTCCCGTCGCGTGGCGGTCTGGTCGGCGTGTATGCCTTTCCTTCGCGCTCAACATGCTCTTTTCGCTCGCGTTCGTCTAACATGCCCCGCCAGCGGTATATGCTCATTCCGGCAATACGTGCATTGGCTTCTTCAAGGTTCCATGCCTGATTGCCAATCTCATTACGGGCAACATTACGGGCTCGCCTGAAAGGTATCTCCATCTCATCAGCCAGCTTGGTAGCGATGTAATCGACGCCGCGCCCCTCGCGTAACCCCTGCTGAACTACGTTAATCCCGCGCTGCAACGCTTCATCAGAAACATTCTCCATGCGCCCCATGCTTTCGGTTAACCAGTCTGAGGTTTGCTGCAATAGCTTCTTATCGCCGTCATAAATATCGACCGCTATCAGGTCTGCCATACTCTCATGTGGAATTTTTATCCCCGGCGCAAGGTCAACATTCGCGGCGGCTTTAATGATGAGTCTGAAATCATCAAGTGCAGAATCCACAAGCTGTGTTGAGGTCGTATTCATTGCTGGCAGTGACGGGATAACGCTGGATGTACGTAGCGACTCAGATAACCTTGCTACCTGTTCGGAGACTGCCCCCGCTGTATCTGGTGTGGCTGGCAATCCTTTTTTCAGGTCAATAAGGCTCACACCATCAACGCGGAAGCGCTGGTAATAGTTTTGCCAGTATTCATCGGTAAAACCAAAACGCCCATTAACAATAGCGCTTTGAACTTCATCGGCAGCGCGATTGATGACGCGAATATAAGTATCAGGCTTAGTGTTTGTTACCCTGCCGAAATCTTTAGCCAGGCTTATTCCTGCCTGCCGCCTGACTTCACTGACGACATACGCCGGAACCGCGCCAAACTCACCATCTTTGAGCAGTGCCGGAATAGCTTTAAGAAAAATGGAAGTATCAGGTAATAACTCCTTAGCTACAGACTGTATTAGTCTTTCCTGCTGCTCTCTCGTCATGCGGGAATAGTTTTTCCCTGCGCGTTGCTTTATGTAAGCGCGCACTTTTTTAACCGTTGCAACGGCAAGGAAATCCCCCAGCACATCATCGACGGACACATCTTTACCATCAGCCGCATCAGTATTGAGGATTGCACCTGATTTACCGATTGCCCTGTAGGTTTTTAAACAGGCATCGCGAACCCATTTACAAAAAAGCCGGGCGTTATCACCCAGCTTTTGTGCGTAAACCAGTTCTATAGCCAGTGGATAACCGGCGTCATAACGTGGTTCACTCTTCGGCATTACTGGTATCCTCGCTGGCATTATTGGCGCGATTCTGTTTTACATTTCCGTTGTTCTGGCCTGCGTTATCGTCATTCTGGTCATCAATGGTGCCAGTTGCTGGAGCTTTTTCTGTCAGTAGCGTCACGGCGGCAGTTTCTTTTGCTGTTGCCCTGGCTTCTTCGCTGGTGATAGCTCTAATGCCGTAATAAATCTGTGCTGTTTCAGCTACTTTCTTGTCCCGTTCAACTTCACGGTCTATTTGCCCCTGAGACTTGTTAGGCACAAAGTCAGCCTTAACTCCCAGATAACGCAAAGCCAGCTTTTTCAGTGCCGGAATAATGTCATTGGTAGTGATGTGAGATACAAGGTTTTGCCACTGTGCATCGGCGCTGGTATCGCTGTTAGATAAGCCTGACCTCCGCTCAGCCAGCATTGATACGGGGAATCCCGTTTCTGCACACACCAGCTTAATAGCCATATCAACAAGGTCGGCTGTACCCGTCATGGTGGACTGCAAACGCGTTATATCTTCATCTTTATCTATTGCCACCATGTCATTTAAATGCCTGGTAGCCGCGATACCAGCCAGACGACGCGCCGCCATAGCTTCACCTTTTGCTGACTTTAAATCTTCTGCAAGTTCATCTTTTTTATAAATATCCTGCACGGACAGGGACAGAATACTAATGATTAACTCATGAGACAGGCCAAGACGCTGTAATGCTGCATAAGGCTTGCAAAGTACTGGCTCACCAAACTCGATACCAGCACAACCATACAGCGGCTGATATTCTGGATCGCCAAACAGTAGTGAATCCTCCTGCTCAATGAATACTTCTCCCCCAATCGGGCTTTTAAGCTGAATACGCCATCCTTCCGGCAAACCGAAAAGCGGATCGTTATAATCAGAAAACCAGTCATTTGATGGGGTAATCCAGTTTGCGCCGTGGCTTCTCACCCAGTCATCCCCCATGACCAGCACAGACCATCCCTGATGCCGTTTAAGCACTGTGGCGCGTTCCACTCCCTGCCAGATGCGCATTTCATCGAATAATTGCTTAATTTTTACATCGTCTTCAGGATTGTCAGTGATGATATCGAATCCATTAAGCATCGCGGCTGCAACCGGTTCACTGATAATGCGCCAGCCAATCCCGGACGTTTCACCAGCAAGCGCCGCCACCAGCGGTATTTTTCCCTCTGCGGCTCTGGCCTTCATTCGGTTTGCCGTTGGTGAACCCATTCCGGCAGCACCTTTAGCACCATGCGCCACGCTTTCCATCATGCTTACGTAGCTGTCAATATTGTAACTGGCAGGCTGTAAGCCCTCTTTTGTTAAAATTCCCTCAGTGGGAATTAAGCTGGTTTTTCTCGTCATTCAATAATTCCTGATTTCATGCGTACCAGATGGGGGAATATGGCGTCAGCGTAGTCAGTGGACACGCCAAGCCGTTTTTTAACTTTCTTCTTCGCTTCAATAAGAATTTTGTCGTCTGGCGTGGTTTCCCACATCACGCCAGTCGAATCAGACAAAATGCGGTCAAGATATCGGCGTGGTATTTGGTCTGAAATAGCAAATAATCCGTCTGGAGGCACAATACCTGTTTCCATCCAGCGAACCGTGTCATTAACCGCGTCGCGGTATGCCCACCATGCTTGCGCACGCAGGTTATGGAATTCTTCTTCGTTCTTACGACCGCCGCGATACCGCGATTTTTTGCGTAACACTTCACCCTGTGCAACAAACTTTCTGAATTCGATATTTGAATCTTCATGCTTGTTCAGTTCACCCCTGACGCCGGAACCAACGCCCACGGAATCATAAATAAGGACGGAACAACTCTCTTCTTCTGCCAGTTTCAGCGCCTGCACTGCCAGTTGTACCGGGTCGCGTGCCTGTAACCGTTCCATACGGTACAAAAAACGCCCGTCAAAAAACGACAACACAGAATCGTCATCACCCTCATCTGCAACATCCAGAACGGCTGTCTTAATTCCTGTTCGACAGGCCCGTGCTAATTTCGAGTCTGGTGCAACAACAAGCCTTTCCAGATTGCCGCGATTAACTACGGCCCCCGGTAAATCACTGACCGGAACACCATTCCATATATTGTCGTATCTGTCCGGGTAGTGCCTGAGTGTATAGATTCGCTCTTTGTTCAGTGTTTCATTGAAATATGGGTTGTGATACCAGTTGACCTCTTCTACAAACCAGTCATCCTCCGCATTAAGTACGAAACGAACATAGGTTTCATCCCAAGCGAAAGCCGGGTTGAAGGTAATCCATAGTTCAGCACCTTCGCGCCTCAGTGTCGGCGCCAGTGTTTCCCATGCTTCGGCTGTTATGGCGTGGGCTTCTTCTACCCAGCAAATGTCCACACCTTCAATAGACTTGATACTGTCCAGATTCGACTGGAACCCTAAAAAGCGAAATTCAGCGCCGGATTTAGCCTTTATGCTGTTATTCGTGATGGTGAATTCAGACTCATACCCAAGACGCCGTATCGTGTCGCTCAACAACTTGTGTGATGAGGCATCTATTGATTTTTGTACTCTGCGTAAACACAAAACCCGCAGGTCATACCTCACAGTCATCTGAATGAGTGCTTCAGCAATTCTCCATGACTTACTTGAACCGCGTCCACCACGAAGGCATTTGACACGATGTGGTTTTGTCGTGAGCGTCCGCATTACGCGCCGCCACTCTGACATTTTCTTTTTTTCAGAAAGCCAGTAGCTTTTACGCTCTAAATCCCTTTGTGGAGCTAATTCAATCGCTGTCATCGCCGTTAATGTCCCGATAGATTTCGGTCAGCGTTTCACGTGCAATGCGTTTACCTTCATCTGTAATTGGTTTACTTACATCCACCCCGGCGAGAGTCAGTATTCGCGCTGCAAGATGTGATTTGTCCAACCCTTCAACCTGCCATCCATGCTTTGTCTTTTTGATATTCTTCACGGCGCGAGTGTCTATCGCAGCCAGGCGGCTACGAAACACTTCGGGTTCCAGTCGTAATTTTTCCAGGGCCAAAAGTTCAAGCATGACCTCTGCAGCATCCGGCGCACGGAAACGCCCTGATAAATCAATAAGTGCCTCCTGACGCCCGACCACATCAGCCGCAATAATATGTTTTTTGTAAATGCTGACGGCCTGCTGGATTTCTTCATTTTTGAGTAGCTTTTCAGCCTGAAAATCGTCATTAAATCCCTTGTACTCCCGGTTACGTGACTTCGCATAGCTGAAACCCGGCGCTTCTTTCGCTTCTGCCACCAGCTTTGCAAACGTATCGTCACGCCTGTTGATTTTTATTGTCACAATACCCCCCTTGTGAGGCTTGCAGCGTAGCGGGGAACGGAGAGGATCAAAAACAGCATGACCGCTGACATGTAGTACAAATAAAAAAGCCACTCCGGGGGTGGAGTGGCAAAACGTCACAAAAACAATGAGTAAATGTAAATAATCACAGTTGCTTAAACAGGCAATGGGCTACCTGTCCCTGGCTGATGCCATTATGGATTATTGGTAATCGTGGACAAAGAAATGTACGAGAGGTAACAGTGGATAAAGAAAAGCCGCCCCATAAAGGAGCGGCGTTTAAAGGTGCTCAGGCTATGCTTCGCAGTCGGAAAGGCGGGGTATTACCCCGCCCTGATTTAGCGACTCTCCTTAGCTTCGTAGGCAAACTTTGCCGCTACCTGCACACCTCCCTGTCCTATTGACGCTTCACAAAGCGTCCGGTTTAGGGCGGTGTACGCCAGTAACGCCGCGATATAAATCGCGATGAACAAAAAAACTCCTTTGTAAAACAAAGTTGCCTCCTTAGCTGTGGGGAGGCTATAATCTGATTGCGAGTCAAGATTAGGAGCCTCATTGGTTAATTGAAAAATTACCTTTGGGGCTTTCTTCTATCTGCCGCACGGTAACATGAGACAGATAGCCTCAAGCACCGGGCAGGATTATAGCAGCGTTTACAGGTAATTACAGATGAAAGTTATCGGTGTACCGTTCAGCGAAGTAAAAGCCAAAGCCCTTAACACTCCAGAATCTCTCGCCGCGTATAAAAAGGCCAAACAGGAAGAATGCAGCAATGGTGCCGACTTCCACTCAGAGAGCAAAAAAGATTTAACTGTGTGCAAACGAAAATAGCCTCTTGCCTCTTATTTGTAGTTGCTTTAAGATCTACATCAGGTGCTCAAAACACCCATGCAAAGCGGTAAATCACCCCGTCAGTGTGATTTTTTTGTACCCTCATTTTATGCTCTGGTAGCTTCATGCTACATGAGTACTGAATTATGGGGTGGAGTGCGACGAATAGCGCAGGCGTGAACCTTGCGTAATAAGTCCGCCGACTTTGCACGGTTTTGAGCTCCACCCCGCCCATCTCAAAAGTGGGTTCTCAGTCTCATGCAAAGGAGCAACAACTATGAGTACCTTACTCACCATCCCCGACGCAGCCGAACTGCTGGCGCACACCCTCACCGCCCTTAAAGCTGCTGGTTATGCCAGTGCAGCAATGATTCCCGTTCATAAAAACACCTCAGATGAGGTCGAAAAAACAGAAGCACAAACCACCACCGCGCCAGAAGTCTATGTAGCCCCCGGCAAACAGTACGCCAATGCACAGGAAGCGCTGGCGCATATGGTGCGCGAACTGAAAAACCCGGAACGCGACAATTATAACGAAACGCTGGACTTTACCTTTGCATCACTGGCGCAACTGCTGGACATATTGCGGGAGCCGATTTATCAACATGGTCTGATGCTCAAACAGGAGTTTCAGAAAGGCGATGAATTGCCTTTGGATATGGTGACAACGTTTATCCATATCCCAACCGGTACAGAAGTTTCTTTCCGTCTCCCCGCCTACATCAAAGAAGATAAACGCCTGGATGAATGCCAGCGTGTGGGCGCGTCTTTCACCTATTTTCGCCGTTATGGTCTGCGTCAGGCGCTGGATATTACTGACGGCGATGACGATATTGACCAGGCTGACGCAAAACGCGAGCGCCGGAAAGCACGCGCCCTGAACAGTAGCCGTAAATGGAAGCCTTCCACCAGCACCAGGACAAAACCTGAATCCATTCTCAATGTACTGGTTGCATCAGGTGAGTTTTCTGGTAGTGCCACCATCGCACAGGCTAAATCACGTAACCCGTTTCTGCGTACACCGTCTGAACTGGCTGAGGATTTTATCAGCGGTGCAGATCGCATTATGGATGATGAAGGCATGGCGCGTGATACCGTCGCCCGTTTTGGCCTGACTGATACATTCTGGCAGGATTTCTACAGCGGCTATCGCGTTGATGGTGATGAGCTGATAGATAACAGAACCGGTAAGCATGTAACGGCTGATGTGGCAATGGCGATTGCCGAATCCGTTACGTCATGGGCTGTATCTGCTGCTGACGCTAACAGCATTGTTGATTCCCGCGATGCGGTCAGTACGGTTACAGCATCTGCTTTTGTACCGGACAAACGACCAACAACGCCGGAAGAAGAGGCCTTTATCTCTGCTGTTGAAGCTGGTCATGATGATGAGATAGCGGAAATCGCCGAGCGCCTGATTGGTGCTGACATTGCTATGGGGCTGGATATCAAGGCAGAACGTAATGACACGCGTTACGCTCGCCGCAACTGGCTCAATGCCTGTAAGGTGTTTTATTCCAATGCACTGCTCTCCGGCAATGTGAATTTTGATGCACTCCCTTCCCTGTCTGCCCGGTCTGATAAACATATTGATACGCTAAATGAAATGCAGCAAAAAGCAGATATTGCGCGTGAAATTGCCGCAGGGAACAGCGATACAGATATCAAACTGCAACAACTTCATGAAATTGCAAAACGCTGTGACCCTCACACAGCCAGCTATATAGATACACTTATCCTGCATGTTGAATGTGACGGACTATGCACTGAATTACCCGTATATATCCCTGAATCAGATTTGCCGTACTGATATGCGGGGTGTTCAACATGAAAACCGCAGAAGAAAAGTTACAACGTAACTTTGAAAGGCAGCGCATATACCAACAACGCGCCATAGAGCGCCAGCGGGAAAAACAGGCCAATCCTGAGTGGCGTCAGGCTCAGTATGATAAACAGCGGGAACGGCAATCCCGCTACATTGAACGGGCAAAAAACAAACCGTTTAAGCGTGGATTAAAAGGCCGGACTCCCCGCGCTGCTGAACGGTCATTGATGGATAAAATCGGGGCTTTACCCTGCATCGCGTGCTATGTGCATGGTGTAATTAATGAGGTTGTCAGTCTGCACCATATCAACGGGCGAACGATTACCGGCGCTCATGCTTTTGTGCTGCCGCTGTGCAATCACCATCATCAATATGCAGCGCCGCCAGCAATACGCGCTATTTATCCCTGGCTTGTTCCTGTTCATGCTGATGGTAATTATGGAGGCAGAACAACATTTGAAGCTTTCAACGGCACTCAGGAGCATTTATACAATCTTTGCCTTGAAATGATAGCCTGAATATCTGAAATCGCCGCCTGTACTCATCTGGCGGCGTTACCGCTCTTCCCTTTGCTGTACCCCTTCCCTCTCATGTCTTTTAATCACCCTGACACGATTAAAAGAGGTTTTTATGTCAGAAAATAACTACGGAGCCCTGATGCTCAAGTCCGCACTTGATATCAGTGTGGATGTAACCAAAATCACGTCACCCGGCATTTATCCCGTAATTCATGGTAATACCAGCGTACCTGATGCAAGTTCAGGCTTACTGAAAGTTTCCCTTACTCCATCCAAACCACAGATTACCTTTCAAAAGGAAAATTCCAGCGTTATCTATTCCTTTGTTAACGGGAATTGGGAAAAGCCAACGGCGACCGATGTTGATGCTTTGGCTAAGTCGCAGAACGGCGGCGACATTCCGGACAAAAAACAATTTGCGAGAACTATCGGCGCGGTAACATCGACTACCATTACACTTGGTGAATCAGGCTGGTTCAAAATCGCCACGGTTGTAATGCCGCAGGCTACATCAACTGCGGTGATTAAACTGTACGGTGGGGCGGGGTTTAACGCTGGTTCACCTGAACAGGCGGCAATCAGCGAACTGGTATTGCGTGCCGGTAATGGCTCACCTGTTGGAATAACCGCCACATTGTGGAGACGTTCACCTGCTGCTGCTAACGAGGTCGCATGGGTTAATACATCAGGCGACACTTACGATATTTATATTAATATCGGCCAGCATGCGTACTGGTTAATTGCGCAATATGATTACACCGGCAATGCAAATGTCACGCTGTACAGTACGCCTGAATATTCATCAGTACAGCCGGGGAACTCAACCAGCGGTCAGACATATACAATTTACAGTAGTCTGATGAAACCAACAGCCGGTGATGTGGGGGCATTGCCGATTACAGGGGGACAGCTAAACGGTCCGTTAAGCATTGGTACTGACAATGCACTGGGCGGTAATTCAATTGTACTCGGTGATAACGATACCGGTTTTAAACATAACGGTGACGGGATACTGGATACATACGCGAACAGCCAGCACACCGTTCGTGTCGCTCCCGGTGAAATGATGGTTCTGGGAGCTATTCGCGCAGGCAAAGAAAAAAAACTGTCACTAACGAGTAATAATAATTCGACAATGACAGCCACGTTTAACTTATGGGGCGACGCAAACAGGCCAACAGTTATTGAACTGGACGACGATCAGGGATGGCATCTGTACAGCCAGCGAAATCCTGATGGTTCGATTGTCTTTACGGTCAATGGCGATATCACCGCTAACACGCTTCTTGCAGGCGGGGCCATCTATCAGAATAACGGCGACATCTTTGGTTCTGTCTGGGGGAATAGCTGGCTGAGTCTGTGGATTAATAATAATTTCGTCGCAGATGTTCAGTTAGGGGCTGGCACATCAGTGACTACCTGGAACAATGCAGGGTCATGGCCTAACACTCCCGGATATGTAGTTACCTCCGTCTGGAAAGATTATCAGGGCGAAAATATTGATGGTATTAATTATGCGCCTTTGCAAAAACGAGTCGGGAATCAGTGGTATACCGTACAAGGGGGAACGGTATAATGAAAAAATATCAGAATATCAAAAATTTCAGACTGACTGACGCGCCTGTAAACAGGGGGAAAACTCAGGCCGAAATAAATATAGGTGCATATTTTCTGAAGTCAGACGACGGACAGGACTGGTATGAGTGTCAGTCATTATTTTCTGATGATACTGCAAAAATAATGTACGACCATGAAGGGGTTATCTGGGGTGTTGTTAATAAGCCAGTCCCGCAACGTGGCAACACATATTCTGTATCAATGTTGTGGCCGGTTAATATGTCTGTTGCGGAAATAGACGCTGCTGACTGTCCTGATGATTGCCGTGGTGATGGTATGTGGTTATATCAGGACGGTAAAGTCGTTCAACGGGCTTATTCGCCGGAAGAGCTGCGTAAAAAGGCGGAGGCTGAAAAAGTTCGCCGCCTTGCTGAGGCTGAGGCGGCTATTGCACCACTGGCACGGGCAGTAAAGCGGGATATCGCGACCGATGAGGAGCAGAAGCGACTGGACGCCTGGGAGCTCTACAGCGTTCTGGTCAGTCGGGTGGATACAGCTTCCCCTGACTGGCCCGAAAAGCCCGAATAAACAACAAAGGCCGCTATGCGGCCTGTTCTTTTTTTGCTCCCTTATGATGTACTTCCCAAAGCGTGATGCCTATCGAATCACAGAAATCGCCCAGGTGGTTTAGCCCTGACCACTCCCGGATTCCTCCCCTTGCCGCCTCAACGAAGATTGCAGCATCGACTGAACGATGCAGACCGAACAACCGCCATTTCCCTTTATCCGTTTTGGTTGCCACTATGCGTGTGAACATGCCATTTTCGTAAAAGTCCCTGAATGCTGGTTTTTTTCGCGTTGTCACTTTCATAAAAGACAAATCCCCGAAATGTTATTAACAAATCGGGGATATGTTCTCACAATTCTATGAAATGACTTTTTTATTTCTCAGCGGTCATGATGCCTGTGCAATATCTCGCGCTGACGGTAATGGGTTGCTGTATACCATACCGCTGATAACTGGCGCGGTATTCAACTGGCTTTCATTTTTCCGTTTCAGCGTGACTGACAGCGCCCGGTTAGTTTCCTGATTAGTCAGTGGCTGCGTGGACAGCAAAATCATCGTTAACGGGATGACCACCATTCCTGACTGTTCCAGAAAGCGGCGCTTTCCACCCAGCTTGTATTTTGGCGTTATCCCGGAAACAGCCAGATTCAGGTAGTTATCCGGGGCGGTATCGGTCGCTGTTTTTGCAGGGCAGAAAATAACAGCCTTGTCGAATCCTGCTACGGTAAGCTGTAACGCCGATAAATCAGGCGGTGTTGATAACGGTGCATTTTCGCCATGATATATCTCTAAATCACACACAACACGCTGTAACGGGTTCTGAAACTTTAACGACCACGATCCAGCAAGAAGCCCGCCAAATACATCTATGGTGTGCTGTGGGTACGGTATGCTGTTTATTGGCGCACTGCTGCCACGTATTTCTGCTGGCATAAGCCAGTCAGGGACAACGCCAGAATCATTAATTGTCGCTTTTTCAAGGTCAGATATCGCTACCAGTTCTTCCGGTGTTAATGCCATTATTTCCCCTTAGCTGTAAGAAGCTGGTCAATGTGCGCGGCTTTGGCGTACAGGTCGTTAAAAATGTAATTCAGTTCTGCGAAATCAACGGCATCCCCCTGAATCAGTCCTCCTGTCTGGTCTATGTAGGTTGGCCTGAAACCATCACCCTGCTTTGTGATAGATGGAGGTTTGGTGCTGGAGTATTCCGAACCGCGAACAGGATAGACACGGGGTACAGTTGCAAAACTATTCATCATGCATTCACCCTGGCTAATAAATTACGATATTTTTTATACAGGTCGTTGAGTATGAAATTCATCACCTGCGCGGATACGCCATCACCAAACACCAGATTGCCATTCTCATCGAAATAAGTTGGCGCAAAGCCGGTAGCCTGTAATTCCTGCGATGGTTTCTGTTTGTTGGGGATATCAGTTCCCCCCAATCCTTTATAGGTTTTGTCTGACTCAGCCCAGCTATCCATTTTTCACCTTTATCTGTTTGACTGTAACCAGTGTGTTGAATGGCGTAATTAGCTCGCCACCATTTACCGTTGCTGTTCCGTCAATGCGGGTTAAAAGCGAACTAACCGCCCTGATACGGATGCCTTTTGATTCTGTTGCCCGTATTGTCTTTTGAGTTCGCTCATACCTGATACCAGCCCACACACAAGGGAAAGCATTACCGGGAAACATTGGCGCATGATTAGTAAGTTGAACGTTTGGCGGTGTTGCCGCACTGTAGATATCGCCGCCAAACGTCACGGAGACAAGAGAGTCAGGCAATTCGATATCAGGAGCCATACCGCCGCATTGCACAAACACAGTACGCAGTGGCACACGATTAAAAGCAGCTCCTGTCGCACCGGTGGTTAATCCAACCCGGCTTAACGGCAGCCAGACGAGGTTGTATACCTGCTGCATATATGCGCCAACTGATGGTCTTGATTGTGTCGAAACGCTCTGTTCACCCCTAGCCTGTTGCAGCACCTTCCGGTAATCATCATCATCGCGCCCTTCTCTTTTGATGCTGTATTGTTCTCCCCAGGCATCAAGCAGAATTCCCGTTGAATCATCCAGGGAAAACCCTTTCTTCATGTACTCAATCGCTGCAACCATGCTGCGATTCCCTGATTTCAACGCAGCGATTAAGTCAATATTCCGCTGATAACGTACTTTTGACGTAAGTCTTTCTTTTGCCAGTTGTTCCGGGCTTTTTATTACTGGTTCCATCAGGCCACCGTTACAGATGTAGAGTCAGTAACCGCAATAATGCCGCTACCTACAGAAACATGTTTATCTGCTGGCGGTGATGTAATGCCAATTTTTACCGTTACGTCCGTCAGCGTTGAAAATGCAGACAGCAAACGGGCATATATTTGACCAGCAAACACATCTTTACCCGGCGAAAGCTGTGCGAAATAAGCAGTGATTATGTTTTTTGCCACGCTGACATAATCCGTAGGTCTGCCAGTTGTTTCGCTATCCCAGATATCGCCAGACACATCGACGTAAACAAGCTGGAAACTCTGACGGCTGAAATATACCGTTTCCGTTATCTCGCCGTCTGTTGCAGTTCCTGACGTATCGCCATGAAAACCGCATTCTGCGGCGGCAGCATCGTAAATAGCCTGTGCAATTGCATTATCATCACCACCAGCTACAAATACCTGTATCGACTTACCGGGGATTCCCTCTGCGTTAGTATTAATACCCCGGTTTACTTCTACTGATGCGTAAGAGACTCCGCTGACAGCTAAGACGGCATTTTTAATGCCGGGACGTGATGCGCTGATGTTAACGCGTGCCGCCGCCGCTGCTGCCTGTATGCGCACGCGATAAGACTCATCATCTTCAATGAGATAGCCCTTAACACCGTTGGCCAGTACCAGAATTTCATCAGTCGCAACATAGCCAAACAATACAGCCGGAAACTCTGTATCACTCTGGTAGTAAGCAACTGCCGGTATACCAGCCCTGACAATATCAAATACATCATCTGCAAAGGAAAACTGAATCAGTGTCCTGCCATCGGCAGCATAAAGTAACGTGCCATATGACGATTTATATGTCGTAATTGATGTTTCAGCCGCTGTAATTTGCGTATACAGGCGACTGAGTATCGATTCTGATGTATCACCTTCCTGAAACTGAGTTGAAAATGGTTTACCTGATATATTGATAGTAAAGGCATTTCCGGTTGTTATGGCATCATCACGAACTCTCAGTACGAAACCGGTTGCTGTCTTACCATTTTCTCTTATTTCGTTGTTTGAAGCCCAATACCCTGCACTACCTGAGATAGTAAACGTCTCTCCTGATTTGATTACCTGCCCCGGCTGCAAAAGGTGAAGAACATAAGCCAGTGAGCGAGTTAGCCCGTAACGAGGAAGATTAAAACGTTCTCCCAACCCATCTAATTGCACCCCTTCTGCCATTGAAATAAAAAAACCGGAAAACACCCAGCCAATAGCTTCAATGATGTTTAAGTCGTCTTCCGCTACTATTGCTATCGTCTGTCCGACAAGCGAATCTCCGTCCGGGTTAACCTCACCTAATGCTGCCTTTAATTTTTCGTACTTATCGCCCCGTAGCTCAGGCAGCCTTACACCATGCCAGCCACTATTGTTAACTAATTCCACTTGTTACCTCTGTGCTATCCGAGCCAACGTAGATCGCAAAGCGAATTGTATAATTCCCCTTTTCATCGTTGATGGTTGTGGTTCTGGCGTCGCTGACCCCCTGTGTACGTCTGGCCTCGGCATTAATCATATTAGAAACAATTGATGCAGGAAGACGTGACGCCATGATGCCTGGTATCCACGGTAAGCCCTGCGTTTCATCAAGCCACCATTCACCGCGATTTGTCCCTACCCTTATTTCTGCCTGCTGCGCAATGCCATCAATGCCGCCGTCCAGTACGAAATCACCGTTACGGAGAATTACCCCGTCTTCATCCTGCATAATGTCCAGCATCAGTAGTTCATCCCCTCAACAAATGCCAGTTTCGAAACCCAGACAAGGCACCGGCTCGAACCAACAGCCTCAATCCGCTGTACCTTTCCAACGGGAATAAATCGCTTCCCCCTGCACGTAGGCATAACGAGCGTTAATAATTCATCTGGTTGTGGCCTGTGCGTTGAAAGAAAACAGCCTTTCACACCCTGACGATACTGTGTTGTTGTGATATTCATTCTGTATGCATCCACTTCTCAACGTGAACTACTGTTACCGCCGCATCAAGTGATTCAATATCCAGCAGGTCATCAAGATCGAAACCTTCTCCAGCGTCGTTCAGCATCTGCGCCATAGCTGCATGATGAGGAAGTTCAAATGGCAAATCGCAGTAGAACGGCATGTACTGGTCTTTAGATTCACGACATGTCGCCATAACCATATAAAGAGGTGCATTAATCAGTGGAATACACTCGACTCTCTCTACGATGAGCCCGGTACGCTCAGTAACGTTGATAATCTCGCCTTTGCTGATGGTAGTGCTGTAATCACCAGCCATCAGAAAGCCTTTGTTTGAAAGCGCAATTTGCGCCGCGTCATCATTAAATTTCATGGCGATTCCTTATGTTGGTTCATCGGAAAGGTTGCCCTGTCCGTTTTCTCTGTGTTTATGAGATTTACCGGACTTGCCGCCGCTGATATGGTCAGCCGCTTCGCTTGTTCCTGTTACTTTTACGTTGCCGCCAAATTCAGCGTTACCACCGCCTTTAGCCCCCTGACTGATAGAGCCAGAAATCGTTAAATTCCCGTTGATAGTGGTCATTGGCGCGGTCATATCGATTCCGCCCGGCGCGTTAACGGTCATTTTGTTGCCCGTAAAGGCAAATGTTGCCCCCTGTCCGGTATCACCTTTAATGCTCCCGTCATCCCACTCTATGAAGGCGCTACCGCTAAAAATTCGAATTCCTGGGCTATCTGGTATCTGATGAATGGCTTTATCTGAGAAACCGCACAGAGCGACTGAATTTGATAAGGTTTTGTGGTCTGGTTCGTCACCGTCACCGTGGGACAGCGCTATTAATAAGCACTCATCACCGGGTAAAACTCGACCGCTGATACCGGACTTACCACCATCCCAGACCAGAGAAAGAAGGCGCACATTTTCAACAATTGGATAAGCAACAGGATCTGGATTGTCGCCAAATAAGCGCTTAGGTGTTGGCCTGACCGTTGCACGCCCTTCGTATACGGATACAATCACGGCCTCAAGAGCAAAAAGCGCTGAATTAAGCGCCTGCTCGATGATTGCAGTAACCTGACTTCCCGGCCTCATGCAATGATTCCCTCCCATGATGTTGACCATGCCTGACGGTCACGCGTACTGAATCTGTGGGATATTTTCTTAACAATGATGTTCCATCCTTCACCCATTGAAGGAGATGTAAGCTCAATCTGTTCGCCAATCTCGACGCCGCCACGTAAAAGCGATTCCCAAGTAATAGCTTCAATAACTCCCATCTGGCGGCGAGCGCCTTTTGAGTAATCAACCTGTGAACCCTTCGGGGGCCATTGATACGTAGTTATGCTCTTATCGTGCTTCTTCTGGATTTGGTCTTTTTCCGATGGGTTCTTTTTTTTGGTGCGCTTTGGTGAGTGAATTTTCAAAAACGGAGCACCGAGTAAGCCTGTTTCAGGTGAGAAAATAGCAGCACCATTAAGAACTGAATCACCGGCAGTGACGACTATTGACTGGTATTGAATTGACCAGGTTGCATTAACTGGCTTGCATAAGCTGTTCAGCACATCGCGGGATAATGCGACACCACTGATATTCTTAGGCAACACTAATGCAGCGGCGGCTTTCGAAACCTGACACCCTAGCCCCATATCTGACGCAACCAGTAGCACAGCTTCTCTAAGGTTTTGCCCCTTTCGAAAAGTGCGCGATGTTACGCTGGCGCGGAATGGAATAAGCGCCTCATAAATTTTCATTTTCAGTCCGTAAACCTCGTTAGGCTTGATGGTGACGGCACTGATTAGCTCCCCCTGAAAAAGAGTGAACATTCCTTCATCTATATAGCCAGCAGCAACGCTGACGGTAGAGCCAGCCTGAGCGATTGCATTCTGCGTCTGAGGCGTGAGCCCCCACATGGTCAACTCAGCTTCGTTCGGTTCTTTTTCATCGTCACGCACAGACGAAAAATCCACATCTACATCAGTGATGTGAATCATCTCGCCATCTGTGCAATTAACGGTTATCTCGAACTGACGCCCGTAAGCCATAAAAATCACCTCCTTATATAGAAGTGATTTAAAGACAACGCTCAGGCTAATTACAGAAACGCCGCCAGCGGTAATACGTCAATATTTGGTACAAGGCTGAATCTGTGGATAAACGCAATAAAAGTTGCCACCTGCACGAATTATGTTAGTGGTCAATATCACTTCAAAGCGGCGTGGATTCTGGATTCTGTTGTGGATAACATTTATTGTGCCAGTTTTATTGTTATCACTTTGTTTAAATTGTAGGTGTTAATTTGTGAGCATTTAATATGTAACAGCCACATTATTATTAAACGGGCAATTATTTATCCGTAATGACTTATAACCAGAAAATGATAGAAACCCTCTCAGCGCTGGTGGAAACAAGCCTGAGCGTAATTTAATACTTTTTCATCTCTTGCCTTACTCCAGCTTTCCGTTTTGTCAGTTGGTTCGTTTATGCATTGTCAATATGTTAAAGCATCTGGTCGGATGAGATTGTAGAAACATTCCTGCTCATCTTTATGATGTTTTCGCCTTAAATGCTCATATCTTATTGATTTTTATGAGGTGAATATAATTTATTTGTGTGCGGTTTTGTTTCTGCCAGAAACATTAATTAATAATTATGTTGATTTTGACTATTCCTTGCTCAATCTAACTTTATTTCTCAGAATGTCCAACCTTATATATCCGTTTGCCTCACTAACAAAGCATTATGATTTATATAGTGATTTTTATATCTTAATTTTTTTATTTCTTATCGCTGACTAAATGCAATGTATTGACGCTAAAAAACGCACAGAAAGCGAACAAAAAAACAACCATCTTTTATAATTAATTGATTTTATTGAATTAAATATTTTTACGGTGTTAATTGTTGTATATTGATATTAATCACACATTTTTGTTCATTGTTGTGATGCAAATAAACTTATCCACACAACAAAAATTTAACCATTATGTTAACGTTTTTAACATGATATGTGTTTCTATATTGTTAATTCATATTTAACTATTTATTTACAACTCCATTGGTGGTTACATGTTTTGCAGGTACAAAAAAACCCGGCATTTGCCGGGTACGTTCTGCTGATGTTGTTTACACCATGCTACTGAAAGCCGTTTCTACCTCTGCCGCGCTCAACGTTGCTATATCCTGGTAAAGCGCTATTGCCTCCTGTGTTGTTTTACGACTTCCCATCAATATATTTTCACCTTCACGGCTAATCATTTCCACACGGTAAATATCAGGTTTTGCTTTCAGGTTTGTACACAATTGAAGTAATTTAAACAGGCACTCTCTTGGATACTTCTTTTGATACATTACATCATTATCTTTTATCGCTGACTTTGACATTTCCTACCCTCTGACCTGTAAATATTCTTCTATTGAGTTGGTTAATACTTTTCTCATTGATGCAAATGGAGGTGATTGCAAATAAACACTAGGTACGTCTTTGACTGCATGATTGAGGATTAATTCAGTTGCGAGGTAATCCTCACCACGAACAGCAGCAGAAGTGCGAAATAGTTTTCGCAAGTCATGACAACGCCACTTTATACCCGCGCGAGAAATCGTAGTTACCAACGTATTGTATTTAATTTCTGTCCCCCCTATTACACCTAACCATTCATCAATTAGCGGAATATACTTAACCGGAAGCGGCAAAAGCAGGTCAGAATGCGTCTTTGTGCAACGGTCTGGAATAAACAACCTACCACTTGCGATAAGTGAATTACGAGACAGTGAAAGTGTTTCTGATGCCCTTAATCCAAAACACAGCATCAGTCTCGTAGCCGTTCTGTATGGTTCGCGTAGGGATTCGATATCACGAACAACGGCGGCATATTCATCAATACTTACGCGTGCTGGTCTGCTTAGGACTCTATGGCGTTTAATCCTCTTACCAATCACTCTTGCTGCGGTACGCATAGCCTCCAGCATTCTACCCAATGAACCGGGTGCGGCTGGCTTGAATTTGATATCAGCATGAATCACCCAGGCAACTACAGCAGCAACACAATCAATTCGCTGGCGAACAGTGGACGCTGCCAGACCATTATCAATGCATCTTTCGGCATACCTTACCCATGTATCTGGCACACTTGCAGCACGCACCCCTAAAGAAAGGACAGGCTCTAGCATTCTGACAGCGTGACGCTCGTTGATGATTGTTTTCTCACGCAAACTGACCGCCTTAGCGCGATGGTCAACCATAATCAACAAATCACTCAGCATTAATACCCCCTTTATTTAAAGCTGACGCAGCAGTTATCATCGCCTGATAAATACGCCTAAATTTACCCCTGTCTGTACCTTTCATGGCGAAATGACCTTGAACCATCATTTGGCGCGTTGGTTCCTTTGGCACCATTACCCAGCCATCCGGCACTACCGGCATTGGCTGCTCTTTGATATGCAGCCGCGGCTCGCCGTCTTTCGGCTCCGGCCACTGGCGAGTTTTGTTTATCTCCAGCTTTTCAATCATCACCCTCGTAATGAACTCGTCGGAGAGTCCCATGCGTCGTTGAGCATCCCACAATAAAAACTGCATATCGGCCCATTCAAGCGGGTCTGATGGGTCGGCAGCGGCCTCTAATGCTTCTTTCGAGAGGTGTTTCAGCGGACCGATGGGGCCAACATTGCCGAATGTAGCATCAGACCATTCGGCGTGCTCACGGCGAATACGTTCGCGTTCTGGCGCTGGCTCTTGGTTATCAGCCTTGCGGCGTTCCTGTATCTCTATCGCCATATCTCTGACCACTTCAGGCGTGGCCCAATCGTCATTCAGCTCGTCCCACAGCCTGAGCATATCGTCACTTTCAGGGTGAACATCATCGTTAGTTCCAGCCAGCGCCGATAATACTGCTTCGGCGGCATCGGCTATTTGCATTAGACGCTCGTCTGTTAGTTTGTTATTGGTCATTTAATCATCCCCCCTTTCGGCTTATGCCCTGGCGCGTAGCAATTCATGCGGTCTTTCGAAATTGTCCACCCCGCTAGCTTTATCTGGCGGTTTACTGCTGACTTATCCTCGCCAGAAAAATCGGCATATTTCGGCCTGCATTCCTCACCGCTTTGACAGCTATCACAATCACAGTAAAGATCAGCGCTGTAACCCTCAACGACCCCCATCACTCCCCCTTAACCTTGATGCCAGCGGCGCTCTCAAGTAATTCGTCAGCGGCCTGAATTTCAGGATGTTCGTCATAATCAGGCAGGTAGCGACGGGCTACTGCTGCAAGGCTATTTAGCACCTTGCGGTGTTCTGCTATGCGGTGTTCTGCGGCTTCCAGCTTCTTGTAGAGAGCATCCCAGCTTGTCGAGTTATCAAGAACCAGCTTTGTAACTCGCTCTTCACGAGATTTGTAATGATCCAGCTCATCCAGCAGCGCCAGCGCGACTTTCGGGTTAAATGCAGCAATAAATTCAGCGTTAGCCTCAGCATTCGGCTGACAATCAAACCCACCCCACTTAATAACGTTTTCACAGCGCTTATCTCGCGGGGTGTGGATAGAAAAAGTTTTAGTATCGATATCAGAAAATACCTTCCAGGGGCCTTTTGTCGCCTTCTCCGCCACTTCACGCAGCGCCTGTTTGTTGAGTGCTGTCATTTATCCCCCCTTACTGCCAGTGCGGTACGGATCGCATTCGCGATAGCAGCGTAAAAAGCTGCATCCTCATAATCCTGTTGTCCCGCCCACTCAAAAATAACGGCGGTAAATTTCATGTTGCTGATTACCGTTGATGTTGAATCGCTACGGGAATATAACGCCACCCATACACCCGGTTTAATTACCTTACTCTTAACAACCCCCAGCGCCGGAATTACTCCGCGAATGGCTGACGCATGGCGTTTTGCAGTATCTTTACTAACGTTTTCTCGTTCGCTGCGGTCAGCTACCAGCTTTAATCCCTCTTTGATAAGGTCACGGGATAAACGGCGCTCGCTTCTTCTGGTCTTAATTTTGTCCATTCAAATCACCTTTAGTAATCATCCATGCTGTTGCATTCGGGCTTAGACGAACCTCAGTTACCAACCCACGTGAAGCCATATTTTTTAATTTCTGACGAATGTCATACTGGAGAATTACTTTATCTGGGTGAATACGGCACACGGCCTCTCGAATGAAACTGGTATGCATTTTCTGCTCTTTCAGTTTTGGGCTTGTCCACCTCTGGAAAGCGTCGAAAATATCTTTATCTGTAATGATGTAACGGCGCATAGCCACCTACCTATTTGTCTTTTCTTCAATAATCGGAAAATCTATGCCAATACGTAACGCAGCGGCGGTATTAAATATCAATCTCATACGAGGCGTAGCCTCAAGCCCTTCAATCCTACGAATGGTTGAGCGCATCACATCAACCAGCTCGGCAAATTCTGTTTTATCCATGCCTAATTCACGGCGTAAATCTCCGCTAATAAGCTTGTCTGTTAATTGACCTATGGTCATACGGCGCTTTTCTGCCATAACTTTTTTTACTGTTTCATTCTTCAT